AGAGAATGCCGGAAGCTTCGAGCTCGAATACGCCGGCACCCAGGCTGATGTCGCCGGCCTTGCCCAGCAGCATCGTGCGTGCATTCTTGGCGCTTTCTTCGTTGATGACTTTAGTCATCGGGATCGGCAATGACCGATTGAATATCGCGTCGGATCCGTCGCGCGCCCGCGGCAGGCTATTAGTTGTCAACAACACAGGAATGCCAAAACGAACACCAGGAGCTGGCGTCTTGTAGCGCCGACCAACATCCACCGGCTCACCGGTAACTACGGTTTTAAACCGTTGCGGGTCGAGCTTGTCGCCTTCGTTGATCGCATCATCACGCACCCAAGCGGCCGCACCATAAAGGCTCGACAAGCCAAACCTTGACTCGCCGATCTCGGCAACAGACGGAGTGGCGACTGGGTCGCCAAACAGCAACGCAAAGATCCTAGCGAGCTCGGTCTTGCCAGTGCGCGACGGACCAAACAAGATCACGGCTCGGCGTTGCTCGCGCGATAATGACGATACTGACAACGAGGCGCCGGCCCATTCTTGCAATAATCCTATTATCAGAGGCGCGTCTGCCTGGTCGGCAAACATGCTTGCGAGCAGTTTCTCGAATGTGGGACAGGGGGCGCCTGGGATGTACGCGGCTCCTATGTGCCGGCGCGCATAGTTGGCAGGGTGGTGCCTATCGAATTGGCCGGTTTCTATTCGCAGAACTCCATTACGGCACACGATCAGGCCGGCATCCGCCCAAGGAACATCGTGGCGGATCAGTACCGGATGCTGGCGCAATCGCGTCCAGGCGAGGTTCAAGTGCTGCGCTTTAGCCTGGAAGCCCAGTGTTTCGAAGCCTTCCTGGATCAGCACCAGGATGCGCTGCTCGTCGACTGGTGCCATGATGCGCCAGAAGCCGTCGCGGTAAAGCCAGATCTCGCCCTCCGCCAGCATGATGTCTTCCTTGGAAAGTCGCAGTGCAGCAATCACGCCGGCCGCGACTACGAATGGTGCTTCCGTAGATTTTTCGGCTGTAGTTTGCTTGGGCTTGCGCTTGATGCGCTCGGCGCCGATATCGACCACGTTTTCGTTGTCCTCCACCACAGTGCGGTCAGCCTGACCGTGATTTGCCGGTGGGTGCTTGGCGAGCCAAGTTTCGCACATGCCGCGGATGTCGCGCTCCTCTGCTCGCCAGTCCCAGCCGCTGACCTTGTCACGGATGGTCACACCCTTGGTGTAGTCGAGCAGGAGCGCGACTACCGCCTCGAGCGGCTCGCCGCCAGACAGCAATGCCGCCGATACCGATAATTGCGTGGCGTGGATGCCGTTATCGCCGGCACCTTGGTAAGTCATTGCTTTGAGCCGCTCGTGGACGTCGATCGGCGGCTTAAACCCGATCGTTGCGGCAGCGGCCAGGAACGGATTGTCGATGCGGCCCATCGCATCCATTGGCGGCGCCCCGTCGCCGGCGGGGGTGTTACCGTTAGCGACGGGGCGCCTGTGGAGGATCGGCTTGGCGTCCAAAGCTAACCACTCCTCAAGCTCTTCCAAATGGTACTGGGCTCCCGTAGAGATCTCGACTTCGACCGGCACCCAGCTATCGAACTTGGTGTTGTGCGTCCCTGGGAGGCGCATTAGGCGCGCGATCTCGCAGACCTGGGTATCGCCACCTATGTGGTCAGCCAACGCACGTAGGACGTTCTCTATGCGTCTGGCATTGATCTGTGCGTGGATACCTTTGCCAAACAACCAGTACAAATGCAGACCATGACCGCTGCGTACCACTAGGGATGGTAGGTGCTTGAGCTTCGCAAGTGCAGCACGGATTTCCTCTAGGGTATGATTGACGCCCTTGAAATCTAGGTCAGCCCATACCCCAGGGATTTCTCGGACGTTAGCCTTGTTGCGCTTGCCCTCGATCGTCCCGCAACAGAAGAATAGCCCGCGGCCGGCGCGATCGTGCTTGGCGATGAACTTCTCGAGCTGCTCGGGATCCCTGGTGGCGATGTGTCGTTCGCCTTTTTCGTCTGGGTCGTTGCGGGCGTTCGGTAAGCTCGAGAAATAGATCAGTCCCTGCGTGCGGTTGTTACCGAATAGGATGCTGATAAATTCCAAAGCGCCGATCGCTTGCGGCATTGTCGTCCCCTGCAAATAGAATTGGCGGGACGCTGAACGCGCCCCGCCTAGCACTCACTAGAAACGTGCCTTGCCTTTGGTGGGTTTGGCCGCTTCTTTTGCTTTTGCCTTAGCGACAATTTTCGCTACTGGTTTTGCAGTAGTGTCGATCTCGACAATTTCATCAACCTCTGCGCCTCGATCTGCGGCCGCATCAACTTCGGCAAAGTCCGCCTTGGGCGACCAACCGACAATAACCAAGGTTGGATACTTGATCCGGCCATAGTTTTTATTCGAGTGCAGATAGCTGCCAGTGCCGATTTCAATGACCGGGTAATCTTTGGGCTTCTGCCGGCCAACTTTTCCGTACTTGAGGCAGAGTTCTGCGATCGCATTAAGCCCGCCGCGCGAGCTTGTTGTAAACGTATAGAGCTCCTCCTCGTCTCCTTCGAGCAGAAGATAGTTGGTCATCTGCCAAGGATCGCGCGGTTCTCCACGATCGTCTGTCTCCCATTGGGACGGGTCGTTATCGCCCAGCTCACTGCGGCGCGGCGGCTGAAACTTATCGATTATCTTGCCCATGACATGATCAGTCGGACGGTTGTTCGACCAACGCACCCAGCCCACAAACAACTCGTCCATATTGGCGACAAACTGTGTGCCATCTGCGACTGGATCGTTGCTCTCGCCGGCAAGCCAATCGCCTTTGCTGAATTTCAGCAACTGCCCGACAATGCTAGTCTGCCGTACTGCACTCCCGTATGCAGTGAACGGGTCTTGACCGTGGACAATTACGTCCTGGCCGTTAGTGGTCGTCTTGAGGTCGTTTGCCATTTGAGATCCTCTCTCCATTGGCGCTTCTATTCAGCGTCGGCGATTGCCGGCGCCGGTATTGGGCCCACTAGGGACCAATCGAAATAACAAGTCGGTCTGTCTTCTCGCCCACCGTGTTGTATTGATCTATGTCAACGCCAGCGGCTGCGGCCGCTTCGCGGATTGATTTGTTGTCCCAGCTTTCGCGGCCCTTAACCTCTGACCATGTCAACACGCCGGGGATCTTGCGCACGCCCTTGGCGCGCAGTCGGTCCTTGATGTCGTTCTGGAGGGCGCGCACCTGGTCTTCGTGTACCTGGGTATTGAACTCCGCCGCCTTGAGCTCGCGCGCGAGGTCTGTGATCTCGGCAATGAACTGCTTGTCGAGCTCTACGTCGCCGTTCTCGAACGGCAAGTTGCGCCGCTCGATCCCACACGGCTTCGTGAACGGGCAATAGCGGCACTCGTTGCCGCCGGCGATCCAGCCCTCTGGCGGCATGCGCTCTAGGTCAGTGTCGGTCATAATCTCGGTCGCGCGATGTAGCGCGGCGGTGTAGATGTCGTCATCGTACTCGATGACAAATTCTTTGCCTTCGCTCCAGAACGATGCGTCCGTGTACGACAGGATCGAATGCGTTGGCCTGTAGTCGGTAGTTTGCCGCACGATGCCCATCTGCACTTGCGTCTGGTAGACGTGTTCCTGCTTGGGCGCCGTCAGGTTGGTGCGAGGATCCGCGGTCTTGCATTCGACCATGACGCAATTGGCGTCGGTGCCGATCTCGTCTTTCTCTGCCTTGGTCAGATTGACGATCATTCCATCCGGTGTTGCTGACAAATAATCGTGTACGAATGTGCGCTGTGATTTGCCGGCAAATTTCAGCCTGGTGCCGAAACGCAGTCGCATGGCCGGCACCCAGAAGTGATCTTCGAATACCGTGCCACGCTTGCGGGCGCCCCAGTTGTCGCGGTACTCGGGGTCGCGATCGACGCCCAGGCGCCCGTCACTTTCATTCTTGATCCAGAATATCTTGCGCTTGCATTGCCCGATCTCGGAGGCGCCTACGGTGGACATCCGATCGGAGTGGGCCATGTCGATAATTTTTGCGTAGCTATCCAGTGCTGTCTGTATGAGTTTCATGTCCGTGCTCGTGTCTGTCGTCCCGTTGTGTGGTCTTCAGTATCCCGCGGATTATCTCAAACGCTGTCGGCTCCTCCCCAGGCAAACTGTCGTCAAAGGGGTCGTACCCATTAACCGTTCGTAGACGTACGATGGCTGATGCGATTACCGC